GCTCGCCTGATCCGTAAGATGAACAGGCTGGCCTTGAAAGAGATTGAGGCGCACTGATGAAGCTCGGAGAAAAACTCGTAAGGCAGCTCATTGCAGAACTTGATGAGAAGCTGAAGGCGGTTGAAGCTGGTCAAGCAGCCTGCAGACTCGGACCGCGAACCGTTAGAGCGCGGATGCGCTGGCTGCGGCAAGACTATGACAGACTTGTCGGCATTGCAAAGCGCTGGTGCTTCCAAGTCAAATAGCTCTTGACAGGAGCAGCTCTGTGATATACTATTCAACTATGCCAATGCCAGCAGGCACTGCACTGAAGTCTTGGACTGATGCGAAACTCCTCTACTTCCATTTCAACTCTGCAAACGGCGGTTTTGCCTCACTTCCAATGAGGCGTGTTGAGCATATTTTTAAGCAGCCTTTCCGCGGCATTCCCGGCACCTACTATTCAGTCAGCGAAAAGAGAGACACATGGTGGCATGTTCCTGGCTTTCAGTGTGTCGCTTGTGCCAAAGTCTTCTTCTCTCCGGACCGCGACGGACTCAAGCATGAATGCATGAAGAATGGAGGCATCATCAGTGAGTCTGCGTCGATGGGTGCTTAATCATCAGCAGTTGCTCCGCCGTATGCTGTCCTGGCCTGTCCTCTGGCAGGCAGCAAGCTATGCAATCATCAAGCACATTGAGCATGTCAACTCTTCAGACTGCCTTGTGTGCGCGGCAAAAGAGAGAGCCAAGAAGTTCATGCACACTCCGGCCCTCAGTCTTGACCGGCTTGTGTACTGCCGCAAGTGCGGACAACCGCTCAGTAAATGGATTTCGATTCCGCTGTGCAGCAATGAGCGGCCGCCAATACTGATTGCTGTGAAGAGCAGCCGGCCGATCGCAGTTCGCATAAACTGGTGACACGGAGGATTTTCAATGTATCGTGGACAGATGTTCGCTGACGGACAGACGATTTCAATTGCAGACTTGCAGTGGCCAGCTGGCTGGGTGAAAGTGAAAGCGACTGTCACCAAAGATGCCGGTGATGACCGCTTCCATGTTGTGAAAGAAAACGGCGTCACTCTCTGGGGCGTCAATGCTGAAGAGATTCAGTGTCAGATAGACTCCTGTGATGCACTCTGCGGCAAACTGGTGAACTGACAATGAGGAAAGCCGTTGTCATCTTCATCGGTTTCATTGTGCTCGCACTTGTGTTCCAGACTATTGCCGCCATTCAGATAGCGGTGAGTCATGGGTGAGGTCATTCCGTTCTACCGTCCAGTTCCGAAAGCTGTGCTGACGCTCGCAACTCCGGAGAACAAAGCAGCGTGGGAAGAGCAGTGCTCTGAAGAAGCACCTGAAGTTGCGGCTGCTGATGTTCTCAAGAAGTGCCTTGAGAATACGGAACTCGACCAAGTGCTTGTGCTGACTTGCACTAAAGACGGCACGTTCGGCTTTCAAACAAACTGTGAGGACCTTGCAGAGTCAGTGCTGTTTCTAGAGCTGGTGAAAGCACAGATGCTTTTTAGCCGCGAGGCTCCCGGAGGTATTGCATGACAGAGTTGATTTTTCCACCGATGCAGAAGATCGCACGCTATTCCCGTATCTGCACTATCACCGAGAAGATTGATGGCACGAATGCCAGCATCTTCATCAGTGAAGACTTGAGTGAATTCCGCACCGGCAGCAAAACACGCTGGATCACTCCGCAGCAAGACAACAACGGATTTTCTCGTTGGGCACATGAGCACAAAGATGACCTCATGCAACTTGGTCCGGGGCAGCACTTCGGAGAGTGGTGGGGCTTGGGCATTCAGCGCACATACGGACAGACATGCAAGCGGTTCTCACTGTTCAACACTCGCCGCTGGAAAGATGTGCGGCTGAGCTGCTGCGATCTTGTGCCAGTGATTTACGAAGGGATGTTCAAGCAGTCTGCGATAGAAGCAGCTCTTCAGGACTTGCAGCTTCAAGGCAGTTTTGCTGCTCCAGGATTTATGCAGCCGGAAGGTGTTGTCATCTACCATCATGCTGCGAAGCAGTTCTTCAAGAAGACACTCATCGGTGATGAGAAGCCGAAAGGATCGAAAGAAGAAGCATGAGAGACAATTTCAACGAAGATGCTCTGCCAGTCGAACCGAACATGCATACAGTGCAGAAGAGCAGCGACCAGCTCGATTATGAGTCCGGCATTCCTTTGTGCGGCACAAGAAGCGGTCGCTTTGACTCTTCAAAGCCGAATCTGTCGAATCCGCCGCAGAGTGAGCGCCCGCTTTATTGCGCTGCTTCAGGTGCTTCACTCGGTAAAGCAATCAACGACCTTGCGCTGCTCTGCCGTCATCGCGCTGATGCTTGGTATTACGACCTGAAGACAGGTGAGCGGCTTGTGATGAATGACGGCGAGCGCATGATGCTGATGGTGTCAGAGATTGCAGAAGCCTTTGAGGGAAAGCGCAAAGACTTGATGGACAGTCATCTGACGCACCGCAAAGCTGTTGATGTTGAGCTGGCCGATCTTCTCATCCGTGTGCTAGACTATGCTGGTGAGAACTGCCAAGACTTGGGCGGCGCGCTCATTGAAAAACTTGAATACAATCGCAATCGCGCAGACCACAAGAAAGAAGCGCGGCTCGGAGCAAACGGAAAGAGGTTCTGACATGAAGCTTTCACTCTACACAAAGCGAGTCAGTATTTACTGGCAGTTTCTCGACGCAGAGTTCATGGACGGTGATGGTGCGCGCACTATCGGCCTTCACTTGAAGTTTTGGAAGTTCGAGCGTGGCTGGTTTCTGCGCTTCTGCGGCGACTTGCATTGGGCAAAAGTCCGCTATGACTACATCTGGAACGGCCGGCGGTCAAGCTGGACAGTTCAGAGTCCTGTGCATTACGAGAAATACAATCACGGCAACTAGCAAACTCAGAGACATGCTTGTGCAGAAGGCAGCGCACACTCTCGGAGAGACTGAGTGCGCTCTCGCTGCTCTTGTGCTGCTCCGCCGCCTGAATGTTGAAGGGAAGCTGTACATCTCAAAAGAAATTCTCGATGATGTCCTGTTTGACTCGTGTTCACGACATATGCTATGTTCACGGTGTCGTGAACATGCTAGCTATTGTGAACATGAAAGCTCTTGGCGGTGCGGCTGTCTGTAAAAATCCTCCGAACTGCACTGGCAACTGTTACGAATATTGATATGAACCAAACAACCTTCATCCTCGATGCCTCATCTTTCTGGTACCGTGCCTTCTACGCTTCAGAGCCGCGGCAGACTTACACGAAAGATGGTGTCCCGAACGGCGGAGTGAATCTCTTCCGCAAAATGGTGGCTGCTCTGAAGAAAGAGCACAACCCTGATTTCATCATTGCAGCATGTGACTGCCATGCACCGACTTTCCGCAATCAGCTCTATCCTGACTACAAAGCAAATCGCAGAGCACTGCCGCCAGTAGACTACACCGCCCAAGAGCCTGGCTTTCGTGAGGTGCTTGCGGAGTTCGGCATTCAGAGCTATGAGATGCTCGGCTTTGAGGCGGATGATGTCATCGGCACGCTCATTCAGCGTCTAGAAACTGATGTGGTGATTGCTGCCGGTGACAAAGACATGGCTCAGCTCGTCGAGTGGTCCGGCAGAGTGAAGATGCTGAACACGAACACTGGCAAGATTCTAGACACTGTTGGAGTCTTTGAGGAGTACGGAGTTTATCCGTCTCAGGTCATTGACTATCTCGCGCTTGTCGGCGATGCATCTGACAATGTTCCTGGATGTGCTGGCATCGGTCCGAGCGGAGCATTGATGCTGCTCAAGATGTTCAGCAATGTTGAAGGGATTATCAGCCGCTGCGGAGAAATCTCTTCCAAGCGCTATCGTCATGCTATAATGTTTCATACGGCTGACATTCTGCTGAGCAAAAAGCTTGTAACGATAGACTGTCACGTTCCTTTGACACTCTAGGGAGAAACATGAAAGTTGGAATTGTAGGATGCGGTGTAGTCGGCAGCTCAATGCTGAAGCTGTTCGAGAAAGTTCATGAAGTCCACTGCTACGACAAATACCAGACACAATTCAACTCTGAGAAAAACAAAGCGGCAATCAATGCCTGTGAGATCGTATTCATCGCAGTGAGCACACCAACTTCGGCTGACGGCCTTGCTTGCAACACTTCTGCTGTTGAGGCAAGCTGTGACTGGATCATTCCGCCAGCATGTATCCGCTCAACTGTGACCCCCGGCACGACTAGAAATCTGCAAAGCAAGAAGCGGCTGCTTGCTTTCTGCCCAGAACATCTCCGTGAGACAAAATGGGACGCTTTCCAGAATCAGTTCATCATTGTCGGCGGTCCGCCGAGTGTGCGTGATTTAGTCATCCGTGCTTTTCAAGCAGCTCTCGGAGCAGGCACGAAGTATGTGCAGACTGATGACCCGACAACTGCTGAGCTGTCGAAGTACATGCTGAACAATTTTCTCTCGGTCAAGGTCGCATTCTGCAATCAATACTACGACATCGCAGAGCGGTACGGTGTCAACTACAATGAGCTGCGAGAGTTGTGGCTGCTTGATGAGCGCATCGGACGCACGCACACTGTCATCACTGAAGAGCGCGCATTCGGCGGCAAGTGCTTCCCGAAAGACATCCGCGCAATGATTGCGGTGCAGCCGGCCGCAACACTTCTGAGTGCAGCTTATGAATACAACAAGACGCTGGACAAAGAAGGCAATGACAAAGGCACCGCTGCGGACCACCGCATCTAGAAAGAGGAACTGATGGCTGGTTGTGGAAAACTGGCGAAGGGCACACATCCGAAAGATGATGCAGTGCCGTGCGGCACGAAACTCTGGTTCGGACGAGACAAGAAGGCAATCATCGAAACAATTCACCTGTGCAAGCAGTGCAAAGAGGAGCAGAAGTAGCACTTGCACTGCACAACCTGATTCTGCTACAATGATGTGGCACGGAACAAATCAAAACGGAGGCTGTAATGGCAAATAAGGTACTGTTGGAACTTGAAGCTGTTGAGAAGATTGTGGTGGCTGATCTCCGGATCGCACTGCTAGTTGCTCAGAACAAAGTGACTGACATTGAGCGCACCGCTGAGTCTGAGTTCAAAGTTTTGCAGCAAAGGACTCAAGCACTGCATGCGGCTGCAACTGCTGAAGTGGAAGCTGCTGCTGTTGCTTTCCGCACCAAGCTGAAGTCTCTTGCTGTTGCTGCAAAGATCGACAGCGCAGACCTTCAGTTCGATGCTGAGAAGTATTTCTTTTACCTCAAGACTGAAGCGGCCACGAAAGTCGAAGATGCTGTGAAAGCAGTTGATGGCGTCATCAATGCCGAAATCAAAGCAGTTGAAAGTGATGTCAAGGCTTCTTTCAACGCAGCGGAGCAGAAGGTCCTCGACGTTGCTGCCGAAATCAAGAAAGCGCTCTAGCACTCAGCAGTCCTCTGCTTTGCAGTGCTCGGAGAGATTCGGGCACTGCATTCCAATTTCACACTTCGGAGAATCTTCGTGTCTGCTGCTCAATCATTTGACTTTGTTCCGCCAACTGCTGCTACAGAAGTTGTCGGTGAAATAATCGACCGCGTGATCTACGTTCACTTCGAGAACAAAGAGGGGATCGACTCCTTTGCTTTTGAGATGGGACAGACTATCAATCACAGCACGCGTGATTTGTGGTACCCAGCATCTGATCGGAAGATGACTGTCAAGCTGCCGGATAATGCCTTTGAGAACAAAAACCTAGAAGTGTCTTTGTGGGCGCAGTTCGACAAGAAGTGGTGGGAAGATGCTTGGCAGGGGATGCCTGAATTCATCTCTGAAGACCTTGCTCCGTGGCGCTCGATCAACGTTCACTTTGCAAAACAAGAAGACGTTGATGCGTTCGCTGTGCTTGTGGATCAGGGCATCACTGAGCTGACAAAGTGGATATGGTATCCTGAAGCGGAGATTCAGAAAGTCAATGACAAGCGGTGGGTGAGCACTCTCAAATGAATCCAGCTTTCCCAGTTTACGTCCCGACAAAAAGCCGCTTTGATTCACGGTTGACGATCCGCACACTTGAGGACCTCGGCATTCCGTACAAAGCAGTCGTTGAAGCGCAAGAGTTCGATGACTATGCGCGCGTCGGTGTGTTGCCTGAGAACATGCTTGTGCTGCCGCACAGAGGCAAAGGCCTTGTCGTAACTCGCAACTGGATTTGGGATCATGCACAAGCTTCCGGCACTCCATACTTCTGGACGTTTGATGACAACATCGACGGAATGTATCGGCTGAATAACAATCAGAAGATCAGGGTGAAAGACGGAGCAATTCTCAGAGCTGCCGAAGACTTCATGCAGCGGTATGAGAACGTCGCGATTTCTGGGTTTCATTACGAGTTCTTTGCTCTTCGCCGTGTTGAGCATCCGCCGTTCATGTGGAATCTCCGTGTCTACAGCAATATGCTGATCCGGACTGACATCCCTTACCGCAATGAAGGTTTCTACAATGATGACACTGACTTGTGCCTCCGTGTGATGAAGGACAAATGGTGCACAGTGCTCTTCTACGCTTTCCTCATCAAGAAGATGCCGACGATGATGTACTCCGGTGGTATGACGCCACATTACCTAGGAGAGGGTAGGCTGAAGATGGCCGAAGAACTTGCTGCAAAGCATCCGGATGTCTGCCGCATCGTGCAGAAGTACGGGCGTGCTCAGCACGAAGTTGATTACAGTCGGTTTGAGAAAAACTTTGCTGTGCTGAAGAAAGATGCTATCATTCCAGCTGGCATCAGTGAGTACGGCATGAAGATCGTGCAGTCACCGGAGTATGCAAAGAAATGAATCCACAATTCCCAGTTTATGTCCCTACGAAAGGCCGATGGGAAACTCGGCTGACTCTCAGCACTCTTGAACAGATCGGCGTTCCGTATAAAGCAGTTGTCGAAGCGCAAGAGTTCGACAACTATGCTCGTGCTGGTGTCAAGCCGGAGAACATGATCGTGCTTCCGCACCGCGACAAAGGCCTTGTTGTGACACGCAATTGGATTTGGGATCACGCGTGTGCGAGCGGCACTCCATACTTCTGGACATTCGACGACAACATCGACGGCTTCTACCGCCTGAATAACAATCTCAAGATCAAAGTGAAAGACGGCACGATTCTCCGCTGTGCTGAAGACTTCGTGCAGCGTTATGAGAACATTGCGATCGCCGGCTTCCACTATGCATTCTTCGCAAAGCGGAAAGTTGGACTGCCTCCGTTCATGTGGAATCGGCGTATCTACAGCAACATGTTTATCAAAGCGGATCTCAAAGAGAAAGACGACCGTCCGTTCCGCAATGAAGGCTTCTACAATGACGACACTGACCTCTGTATCAGAGTGATGAAGGACAAATGGAGCACGGTTCTGTTCTATGCCTTTCTGATCGGCAAGCGGCAAACAATGACAGTCGGCGGTGGGATGACGCCGCATTATGTCGGAGACGGCCGCAGAAAAATGGCCGAAGAACTTGCTGCAAAGTTTCCTGGCCTTATTCGTGTTGAAAAGAAGTTTGCCAATCACGGAAGTCAGATGGATGCAGCACGCGCACCTGTTTATGCTGACGGACACATTGAGGAGAGCGATCGCGGCGCGCGCTGGCAGCACCAAGTCAAGTACACTCAGTTTGAAAAGAACTATCCGAAGCCGCGCACTGATGTTACAATTCAGCAAGGCATCAACAACTACGGAATGGTGCTTGAACAATCACCGGAGTTTGAAAATCTATGAGAGTCCTCGTGACAGGTGGTGCCGGATACATCGGAAGTCATGCCGCGCGTGCGCTGAAGAAAGCTGGCTTTGAAGTTGTCATTTACGACAACCTCTCAACAGGACACAGAAGCAATGCACGCGGCTTTGAGCTGTGCACAGGCGACATCAGTGACCGCTATACGCTCATGTCTGTGCTCAGTGATGTTGATGCTGTGATGCACTTTGCCGCCAGTGCTTATGTGGGTGAGTCTGTTACGAATCCGCGGAAGTATTTTGACAACAATGCGATTGCAGCAATGACTTTGCTGAATGCTGTTACTGACAGCGGCATCAAGAAATTCGTGTTCTCATCGAGCTGCGCTGTGTACGGTGTGCCGCTGGCGTCAGAGCAGCCAATCACTGAAGAGTGTCCGCGGATCCCAGTCAATCCGTACGGAGCATCAAAGCTGTTCTTTGAGAATGCTCTTGAAGCGTACAGCACAGCATACGGCTCGCGCTCTGTGAGTCTGCGATACTTCAATGCTGCCGGTGCTGACGAGAGCGGAGAGCTGCAAGAGAAGCACGATCCTGAAACACACCTGATTCCATTAGCATTCGCTGCTGCAAGAACAGGGCCGAGACTGCACGTGTACGGTGATGATTATCCGACACTAGATGGGACTTGCATCCGCGATTACGTTCATGTGAATGACATCGCTGATGCACATGTCCGTGCATTGCAGTATTTAGAAATCGGCGGTGAGACATCAGCAATGAACATCGGCTCAGGCCGTGCTACATCAGTTTTTGAAATCATTCGAGCAGTTGCAGAGCACACACACCGCACTGTGCGGAGCACAATTGTTCCGCGTCGTAAAGGTGATCCACCGCAATTGATTGCGAGCTACGCGAAAGCGCGTACAATTCTTAGCTGGACACCGAAGCGAAATCTCAAAGACATCATAAGGACAGCAGCAGTATGAGCAATCACACTGACAGCACACTTGATTGGTATGTGGACTGGTTGAAAGAACGCAATCCTGAGTGGACTGATGCTCAGCGCCTCGAGGCTGCTACAGGCTTTGTTGCAGCTCAGCAGCCGCCGCAGAAGCCAGTAGAGATTGAAGAAGATGAAGAGCGCGGAGCAGTAGACGCTCGCAAAGCGGAAAGAGCAGAAGAGCGCCGCAACAGAAGCGTCTTGACTGGCGATGAACTGCTGAAGATTATCAACAGCACCGGTGAGGCATACCGCAAACTGAACGTGAGGTGATGTGATGGAAGACAATAGCGTATTTCAACCGTGGCTGACTACGATCTCACGGAAGATGCAGACAGTCATTGTCACCGGCCTTCGCGGATGTGACGGACTCACAAAGTTTGATCCGAGCAAGCACATCTCGCGCTCAATCAGAATGGCTGCATTGAAGAATGCGGACACAACGACAACGTACATGAAGCACGATCTTTTTGAAGAGCTGCTTGAAGCAAATAAGAAGTTCGTTGCGGACCTTGACCGCTATCCTGTGCACTTCGTTCTTCACATGATGCACGCGTGCGAGATTCTCGGATACAAGCATCCTGATCAGCACACACGCGATGTGTTCAGCGCTGTCTACTGCTCGCACTCCCAGTTGAAGGCAAAGTCCTCGACGGCCGCTTCACCAACATCGCATTCAAGCCGTACAAGACTTCTATTCTGTTCAAACCATCAGTCCTCTTCTGCGGCGATGTCACAGAGCAGTTCAACGGAAAGCTTGGCCCGCTTGTCATTACCTACCTCACGCAAGCATCCGGCAAGTATGATGGCATCGGCTGCCATGAGCTAGTCAGCGTCTTCAAAGTCTCTGCACGCTAGGAGTTGTGATGCACTTCGCAAGTGTTCAAGACGGTACTGTCGCACTAGAGTGGTTGTTCGGCGGGATTGCTGTTGCTGGTGCATACTGCCTTGTCGTAGCGCCAGTGCTGTACATGCACCATCTGCATCGGCGCCCCAAGACACCGAAGCCAAACACACCGTCACCGTATGACCTTGCTGCTATGCGCAAAGAAAGCACTCGCCGCCGCTACAGTCTCCAATCACACCCTTTCAACAAATAAGGACAGCTATGACATTCGACAAACTGATTGAAGTCGCACTCGCAGCTCCTCCCGGAACTATCATGCACGCTACCGGATTCGGATGGCGTGAGAAGCTGGTGAAGACAGCAGACCTCAGCGATGACACTTTTGATTTGCCGCGCGAGGAGTTTGAGCTAGTGACAGCTAACGGACTTCCACCGGCGGAGGCATAAATGCTAGTCGTGACTGCGGTGAACACGACACACAAGCGGTGCAAGAATGGTACTGCGGCACTTGCTGACAAGGACGGACTGTCCGATTATGCAGTTGTTGCACGCATCAATGAGCGCATTTTCTGGAGTGGCGCAGTGAAGAAGCATCGTCGTGACTTTGGTGCTGCTGTGCTGCTGCGCCTCATCGCTGACAAAATGGAGAGCACACCGACTGACCAAGTGCAGCCGCTGACGCACATGCTATGAGTGAAGAAGAGCAGCTTCTCGATGCACTGCACCGGATGAAGTTCCTGCAAGCTGATGCACAACGCTTGCACGATGCTGTGGTCGGTCAAGAGTTCCGCACAGAAGAGCAGTGCATTGAAATGGACATGCTGGCAAGCATCGGAGATGAGATTGGGGCAGAAGTTGAAAAGCTGACAACACCGAAGCCGCCAGCTACAGTTTGCAGATACTGCGGAAAACCGTCACACCGCTCTCACGGATTGTGGTTGCATGTCAACAGTGAAGACTTTGCGAAATGTGGCTGCGCTGCAATCCCGCGTGGTGAACACTACGGACAAATATAATGGGACTCAAACCGCAGCGCATGGAGCACATCCTGTTCCGAAAATACTGGTCATGGGTGGTGAAGCGATGAGAGAATTTCTGCGAGGGATGTGGTACGGCATACTTGGAGCTGTCGGCGCTCTGCTGGCAATATATGCCGCCGGCGTCTGTGCACTGATGCAGAAAGTCAAGCCGCTGTGAGCACAGACAAAGAAGCATTTTTCTATTTCTTAGCGGTCCGAGTGCGGAACGGCGAAATCACTTTCAATCAAGGTGCAGAAATACTTGGTCACAGAATCAAACCGCGCCGCTTTTGCAGAGAATGCATCATGCACAGTCCGCACACTGAGCGGAAAGTCAAGTCGCTGTGATAGTGCTCAATGTCATTGAAGCCGATCCGTCTTGCGGACTGTACTTGATGGGCGGACCGCGTACGCTGAAACTTTCTGACAGTGTAAAGTGCGAGAAATGGAGCGGCGGTCTTCAGCTCATTGACGGCAAGATGAAACACAGATTCAACAAAGTCGGTGACTACATCGGCAGCACGTTCTCCTCAAAGTGATAAAACACGGCACAGCTCCGTTTCTGGAATGCAGCACAAAAGGTGACACGAGATTCAGTCCGTTTTTTGCTCACGTAAACGGCCGCAGTATTGAAGCGCAATATCAAGCCGCAAAAGTCTTCGAAAACGGTGACACAAATCTTCACTGGAAACTAGCAAAAGGCCGCAGAGCAATCAATCAAGAAGAAATCAGCATTCTGTATTCTAGAATGTGGAATCAGTACATCCTCGAAAATCCAGCACTTCTCACAGTGCTGACTTCTGCATCCGGATTATCTGACATTTTCGGACAAGCTGAAAGTCCGTGCCAGGCAACTGAACTGTGGTGTATTCGTAATGCAGCTCTGCATATAGCGGACGCTGTAGCACAGCCGCTGCTCTTCACAAACTGAACAGCGTTACAGAGCACAGCGTCGGCAGAGCACCCCCAAAGGCGATAGAGCAAAGCGACAATACAAAAACAAGTAAACACACAAGCCAAGACTCAAGCAAGATCACAGCATTGACGCTAGTTCCGTGGCCCTCCTAGTTGTCCGTTATTTTGTCAATCCCAAGTTGTTGATAACACTGTGCCCAAGCGCCTTTGCGGCGAGCTGTTTGTCAGACTACCTGGCACGGTGCGGTGAGCAGCAGCACTGCATTACCGCAGCTCATCCTGGCTCACCGCATGCTTCTACCACCCGGCTAATAGGACAGCACAGCAGCATGTCTGCATAGGATCCTATTAGGCTGTGCAGATGTGCCACCCAAGTGCTGTAAAAAATACACTCTTCATTTACTGAATAGTAACTTTGTATTTTTTGCTGGTAAGCCCTTTTTGCTTGACAATAGCGGCGATGCACTCTATCATGTTGATTATGCTTGAGCAGCCGTCACTTCCATTCATAAACTGTACAGAATCAACAGTTTCTGCGAATATGTGCAGACACTGTCACATTCGTGCTACGGAAAATGGCTACAAAACTTGTCAGCATTGCAGAGATGCTGCTTATGCCGGGAAGTTACGGCTTCACGGCATACCTATACCGAAGCCAAAAGTTATACGTTCACTTTCTGAGCCGGTACTGTGCGCTTGCGGAAAACTGGCTAGTCAAAGAGCGCGGAAAAGGGCAAACCAAGAAAAATATATAGTGTTTTCAACACAATGTTACAAGTGTAGCGGCCGCTGCTGCAAACAAAAGTCGTGTGCTTTCTGCGGAAACATATTCAATGGGCGCAAGAAAAAGCTGTACTGCTCACATAAGTGCAGACTTGCTGCTAGTGAACGAGATTCTGGGAAAATACGTTCACAAAACGGACGCTTGAGAAAACTGACGGCTGTAAAATATTGCTCAGCTTGCGGTAAACAGATTTCAAGAGGCAGCAAATATTGCTCTGAGTGCGGACGTATTCACAAAATGAACGATACAGCAAAGAGACAGGCAGCGCCGAGAATCTGCAAGCTTTGCGGCCGGCCGTGGAAGCAAAAGACAAAAGCAGACTATAAGTTGCAACCGAACGGTCGCGCATGTTGTGGGCGGCAAGGAAAATACTGTCCTGCTTGCCTGCAAATTCAGAACGGCATTCTCAAGTACGGAAATGAGTGGGAACCGGTTGATAGGATTGCTGTTTTCGAGCGAGACAATTGGCATTGCGGTATTTGCGGCATTGAGACTCCGCGTTCACTTTGCGGAACAGGATTACCGAATGAGCCCACACTAGAGCATATTCTACCGCAAGTGCTCGGCGGCGCACACAGCTACAAGAACTGCGGACTATCTTGCAGAGACTGCAACAGCAAGAAGCGTGACAAGATAGAGCTAGAACCGCGTCTCAAAGGAGTGACAGACTACTCGCCGTACAAAGTAGCAAAGTTCAGAGCACAGCAGCAAGACCAGCAGCAAGCCTTGTGTGCTTGCGGCTGCGGTGAATACTTCATGCCGAAGCTCGGCAACAAGACGGGGTGCAAGCACGGACACTGGTACATGACAGAGGCGGGGCAACAGCACATAGCAGAGATGTCAGTAAGTGAACAGCACCGCCGCATTAGCATTAGCACAGTGACTATCCCTTTCGGGCGCTCTGGCAAGAGAATCAAAGACTTAACTGCTGAAGAGCATAAAGATTACATGTCTTGTTACAAGAAGCTGTATGTGCCGCTAGAGGTAGACCCAAACTCAAGACTAGGCAAGATACAGAAGGCTATGCATGACAGCCAGGAGCGGCTACAGAGCAAGGCGGTAGAGCAGAGCACTGCAAAGCATAGACAACCTATCAAGAGAGCTAGGACAGCCGCACAGATGAGAGTAGCAGACCACACAGCCCTATACCAGTCTGGCTTGTGTGCCTCTGAGTTCGTGAAACAATCATTGCTGTCCCCTCTGCCCTCATAGACTTGGGTGCCCGGAAAGACTCCCTTCTAACCGTATCATAGGAAAGGGGATAGGGGGTACTGCGTTGAAATCCAAAGAGCATGACAAGGGCCCGCCCGCCTTTTACACGCGGCAGCGAATCGGGTTTTAGATTTCTAGAGCTGTTTTCCTGTTACAAGTCCGCCACCTAGCGAAGAGAGCTGCCGGCCGAGGCAGTCTGTGTGACAGAGCAGCTCAAGCAGCAGCTCAGCTCACCGAACTTCTTGACTTCTGACAGCCGATTGATCTAGGATGAAGCAGCCTGAAAAATCCCAGGCAGGAAAATGAGGTCAAAAATGGCATCGGTTCCAGACGTGCAGTTTACGTTGATAGAGACGCAACACGTGGGAAGACTAAGCTTTTAGCTTGACAGCGGAGCACTGCTGCTGATAGTGTAGTGACTGACAGCAATACCACTCATGAAGGGCAACAGGAGCAGAGGATAAATTATGGATACGAAGGCAATCAGCAAGGCCGCGAAGAAGTTAGCTTATGCGGAAACGCGACTCGCGCGACTCGTTGCGAACGAAGATGCTGCTATTGAAAAGGCGAAGAGCAAGTACGCTGTGAAAATCACTACGGCTACGACTGCCGTGACTGACGCGAAGTCCGCTCTTCAGGAGTTGGTTGCAGTAGCATAGAACGCCCGCCTCCCGGCGACCGTGTAGACAGATGAGCTGCTCAAAACCTGGGCAGCTTTTCTTTTTGCGTGCAAGTTCCGCACACCCGTCACAGCTCACTGACATAGCGGCACAGTCGTGCCGGGGGAAGAAAGTTCTGTGAGCCGTAGACCCAAGCCGACATTTCTCAAAGAGATCGCAGGTAATCCTGGAGGCAGGCCGCTCAATATGCAAGAGCCGAAGCCGCCGTCAGGTGTGCCTGAAATGCCGAAGGGAATGGGTGTTGCAGCAAAGCGACACTGGCGGAAGTGGACTCATCAGCTTCTCGAAGTCGGAGTGATGACAACCGTTGACGGTGTTGCTCTTGAGCAAGCATGCGTCAGCGCAGCTCTTGCAGAGAAGTACCGCAACGTAGCTCTTGCAGAGCCAATGGTCAATGAGCCAGTCACAAGCAAAGACGGTGAGCTAGTCGGATTCAAAACAAAACCGAACCCAGCTTTCGCAGCATACATCGCAGCAAGCAAGAACGTAAAGGCGTACCTGATTGAGTTCGGGTTGACGCCGGCAAGCCGCGCAAAATTGAAGATCGACAAAGAGCCTGACGAAGATGACATGCCGTCGAAAGATCAGACGACACTTCCGGGTGAAGAAGTTGATTTGAGCACTATTAACCTAGAAGGAGTGCAATGAGCAGAAAGCTTTGTGAGTGCGGCTGCGGTAATCTAGCACCGGTTGCAACACATAACACTGCCTTCAGGCATGGGGATATAAGGCGTATTCCGCCGCAAGGCGGAAAGTGTTTGCACTTCGCACAAAATCGTGATACTATTGTTGCATGGTGAGGCGAAAACCAAGCCAAGCCTAAGCAAATGTTGCACCGAACTAAACCTCGCGGCGGGGCACGCCGAGAGGATAAACGCTTGCGGACAGTGTGTCAGTCTGGCGAAAGCCAGCAACGCTGGTTGAACCAAGAATCCCCCGCCTTTAGGCGTGGGGAGTGTCAATGTAGTCAAGTTTGAGTACTAGAAAAATGTTTATGCACGAGATGACATTTCATTGGCCCAGTGCGGGTGAGAATATTATTTCAATCATTGAACATAATGTCTAGTACCGGAGACGGAGATTCACGCAAACAAGCGGACAAGAGGAGAGTTGCGTCTCTGAAGGCTGCTTGGGATCTCCGTCATACTTTTTGAGTTGTGGGCCTTGTTTCAATCTGTGCAGCGTAACGCTCTACACAGTGCGATAGGGATATACTGAAGCGGAATGCATCCCGTCCCGGATGAGAGTTCCCGCCCCCAAAGCTTTAGCCGGTATAGCTCAGCTGGTAGAGCTGCGGTCTTGTAAACCGCGGGTCGGGAGTTCGATTCTCTCTGCCGGCTCCAATTTGAGGAGAAAGAATCATGCGCCTGCTGCTGCAAGTTCTCGGAGCTGTGTTTGCAGCCGGACTTGTCATCGGCTTTCTTCTCGGCATCATTGCATCAGCACTTGCGACATAAGGAGAACCTGTGAATTATTTCATCTTGACAGCGCGTGCTCCGCACGGCGGCTTGACATACTACTGTGCGCAGAACATCACGCGCAACGTGTACCCTGCGACTGCTTCTGACAAGACTGTATTCTTGTGCTCCGGCCAGCTGACTGTGCTCGACACGAAGGATGTTGTCTGCATCACATCTTCGATACCGTGCAGCACGATTGAAGTGAAGTGACATGCTGACACCTGAGCAGCAGCAGACAATTGACAGAATGACCGCGCTCTTTGAAGCAGCTAATGCGGAAGTTGCGCGGCGTGAGGCTCTTCTCAAGCCTGTTGTGAAGCTTCTGACTCCGCAAGAGCAGGCAGACAAAGCAGCAGCTCTGAGACTTGAAGACGGCCAGATTCCAGATGGTGTTATGGTAATGGAAAACGGGAAGTATGTGAGCAAGTCCCGTGAAGCCGCGATCATCGGCCTTGCTCAAGGGCTCTACACTCTATGAGGTTCAACTTCTTCAAGAACGAGATTGCGGTTGCTGCTGAGAACAGTGGCAACGGTGATGTGCTCGTCGTTTCCTCCGGTGTCTGCAAGAGCGGTAAGGATCCTGAGCACACAGATGCTCGGTGGCAGAACAATCCGTCCCGCTGGGATGCACCGCGCCTGAATCTGCACACTGCTCGGGCAGTTCGTCATGAAGAGATTCGTCTCGGCCGCGCTCTAACACCGGCTGAGCAGAAAGCCCACATCAGAAAGCTTCTTGATGAGGCAGCGGTACAGGAGCAGCAAGAGCAACAGAAAAAATAAAAAAAAAATAACAAAGGTGCCTGAGACGAGCACGGCAGCAGTCGTCGGTAAGATTAGCGGAAAGCTTTGCAACACAACGGAACACGAAAATGAAATCAGATGTGGTTTTACGCCCGCCTTCAGCACCGCGAATTGATGCCTACAATGTGGCTGTAAAGTACGCTGTTGATGTACTGAACGGCACGATAGTCGCTGGGAAGCTGCTCAAACTCACCGCAAAAAGATTCATATCGGATCTAAAGGTCGGACCTGCGAGAGGCATAACTCTCGACAAGATTGCTGCTCAGCACGCAGTTGACTTCTTCGGAACTCTTCGCCATTCTCAGGGTGAATGGGGTCCGCGTGCAGGCAATCCGAAGGGCGATCCGTTCGTACTTTCTCCGTGGCAGACGTTCATTGTAGTCAACCTGTTCGGCTTCAAGCGCGCAGACGGCACTCGACGCTTCCGCAAGGCTCACATTGAAGTCGCCCGCAAGAATGGGAAGACAACCTTTATGGCCGGCATCGGTTTGTACATGCTTGTGGCTGATGATGAGCCAGGCGCTCAAGTATTTGTCATTGCTACGACAAGAGATCAGTCCAAAGAAGTGTTTGATGAAGCGGTGCGCATGCGGAACAAGTCTCCGTATCTTGCTGCGCGCGTCCGCTCAGTCCGCAACAACTTGCACGTGCTCAAGACTGCCTCGAAGTTTGAGCCGCAGTCTTCTGACTACGGGACTGCTGACGGCAAGAACGTCCACTGTATGATTGCTGACGAGTTGCACCAGCATCCGACGCGCTTGCTCTATGACGCTTATGCACAAGCTACTGGCGCCCGCAGACAGCCGTTCATTATTGCGATCACAACTGCTGGCTATGACACACACGGAGTGTGCTACTCACAGCGCAACATTATTGAGAACATTCTGACTGACAACGCATCAGCAGTAGACGGCGACTCTTTCTTCGGCTTCATCGCCTGCATTGATGAAGAAGACAAAGCGGCAGGCACACCAGCTGACAATCCGATGGATGAAGCGTGCTGGCCGAAAGCTAACCCGAATCTCGGCATCAGTGTGAAGATGGACAACATGCGGGAAGAAGCAGCAATGGCCCGCATTGATGCAACTGCTCTGAACTCATTCCTCTGTAAGCGCCTGAACGTGTGGGTCAATCAAGAGATTCGGTGGATGGATCCTGCGAAGTGGGCACTGTGCAACTCAGCTGGTCCGCTCGTCGATCCGCATATACAGAGAATTGCTGCTGAGAAAACACTCGCTGGGCGCGTTGCAATTGCGGGGCTTGATTTGTCGAACAAGCATGACTTGACTGCATTCGCACTTGTGTTCCCGCCGTGCAAGCCAGTCACTGAGCTAGTACCGCGGCCGCAAACACGGCAAGAGATTCAGTGGAGAATTCCGCAAGTGTTTGATGAAGTCATTACGACTCCCGCTGATCTCCGCTGGTCCGTGCTTGTGTGGTTCTGGGTTCCTGAAGGCTGCATTCAGCAGAGAGTCAAAGAGCATCGCGTGCCGTATGACGTGTGGAAGAAACAAGGATACTTGAGAACGTGCCCCGGCAACTCAATCGACCACGAGTACCTGTACAAAGACATCACGGAGCTGAGCAAGATTTTTCAATTCAAAGATATCGGCTTTGATGCATGGGATGCGAGCTGGATTGCGAAGAAGATGGTTGATGACGGCTTCAAGGCTGAGTCATGCCGCCCCAACTACTCTACGATGAATGAGCCGATGAAAGAGTTGATGGGAATGGTGCTCGACAAGAAGCTTGAGCACTACGGTGACCCGATCCTGTCTTGGAATGCCGGCAACGTAGCCGCGACGACTGACGCGAACGGGAGCATTCGCCCGGACAAAGACAAATCCAAAGAAAAGATAGACGGAATCGTTGCGGTGATTATGGCAATGAGTCGCATCTGCAAGGATCCGACACTGGCACAGAATTCTGTCTATTCGGAGAGAGGAATCATCTTCTTATGAAGCCCGTCACAGGCGCGAGGCAAGAACAAAAAGCTGTCCTGCAATCCGGGAAGAAGCAGTGCGGCTTCGATGACTGCATCTCTGTCCGCATTCTTGTTGAGTGCACGCACGGACATGTCGGCGACATGATGAACAAGTCATCGTCAGTTGCCCGGAGCCTTGTTGAGCGGAAGATTGCAGAGTACGTGTTTCCGTATGAGAGCAAGATTGCGAATCATGTGCAGCAGCCGACTACTCCGAAAAGTGAATCACTCGTCAGCCTGCTCCGCACGAACGGGACGTTAGAGCCGTAGTTGCAATCAGTCACAGATTTGTGCTATATTGGAACTATTCCAAATGCTGAAATCTCCGTTACGTTATCCAGCAAGGGTGCTTCGCCCGTCACACCTTGCTGAGACTAGAGACAGTCTCGGTGACTTATGAAGCAGTTTGCTATCGCAGTTCTCTTTCTGTCCTTGTGTTTGCCTTTATCAGCAGCTCCACGCCACCCTGCAAAAAGTGAGCAGAGCAAGGCAGCTCACAGGATTGAATTCCTGATACCAGAAGCTGCTGCCAGTGAAGAGCAGTTGTTTCCAAGTGCTGCCAGTAAGGGTGCTTGCAGCTCTAGTGCGATCGGTCCGCATGCGTTATTGACAGCGCAGCACTGTGATGTCGGTGAAGAGTATTTGACTGTTGACCTTGACCTTGCACCACGAAAGATTGTTGGGCGGATCACTGACGGGGAAGATCACATAATTTTTCTCGTCGACGGACCAAAGTTCAAGAACACTATGGCTGCTGAGTATGATCCTGACACTTACACCGCGCCGACAGTTGGTGAAAAAGTGTTTTTGTTCGGCGATGGCGCCGCAATGTTTCCCCCACAATACCGCACCGGCTATTACACCGGCTCAACAACAATTGAGGGTGCTGATGCTTCAAAGGATCCTGTTGTGATGCTGTTCGATCTCAACATCATTCCAGGTGACAGCGGTTCAGCAGTCTACGGTTCAAACGGAAAACTCGTAACTCTTGTCACTTATGGAGTTGAGGGCAAGTTTTGCGGCGCATACAGGATGATGTTCACAGCAGCACAAGTTGCTCACGCTGAGACGTTCTAGACGCTGCTCAGAAGCACTGCGTCACAGTTTTGCTGCAGCCCGTCACAGCCGTGTGCTATAATAGGGCTGGGCATACGTGTGTTCATTTATCTGATTACAATGTCCGGCTCTAAGAATCCGTTTTTCGGGCGGAAACACAAGCCGGAATCAATAGCAAAAGCGAATGCAGCACGAGCAGCAAGGCGTGCAGCAAAGAAGGAGGCTACTCTTGAACTGGCTCACACGCATGTTCAATAGCGCAACCGCCGATCAACCTGAGAAGAGAACGAGTTTAGAAAACCCACAAACTCCTTTATCCTTCCCGGCTGAGTGGTTGCTCGACATCTTTTCTGTATAGTTGGAGATGTATAAACCCTGTCTGATTGACTCGAACGCTGAAATGCCAACGAGGCGGAAGATTTAGAAATTGTGTACTACTTTTTCTTAATCACCGTGAGAGACTAAGCGATGGGGCACCGAAAGGTGATGCAATAGTCCGAACATTACGGGAACAAGTAACCGTAAGAAGCTGACGGAAACGAGCAGCTCTGTGCACAGTGCACAGTAACAAGAAGGCAACGGCGGACGGACTGATAGCGGGATACGCGTATCAGAAATGACGGCCCTTCAGGTGGGCACTGTGTTCTCTGCGGTGAACATCATCTCTGACGGTGTGTCTTCACTGCCGGTGCACGTCTATCAGAAAGCAAAGATTGCAGGCCGTGCGAGCAAGAGCATTGCAACTGACAACGTACTGTACGATCTCATCAACAAAGAACCGAATCCTGAAATGACCAGTGCAGTCTTCTTCAAGACGCTAATGGTTCATGACCTGCTCTGGGGCAATGCATACGCCGAGATTCAGTTGAACAATAGCGGAGCAGTCTGCGGCATCTGGCCGCGCAACCCCGCACGCACGCGCCCGATTCGTATTCTGAAGCCGTTGCTGTTCTCCGGTGACTTGCTGCCGGCAGGCACTCTGATGTTCGAGACTTCAGATCAGTTGATGGATTCTTCGAGTTACGTTGTAGACCAGAATCCTGATATGCAGAATGTCGGCACAAAGCGCCTTGTGCTTGCTGAGAATATGATTCACATCCCCGGGCTTTCACTTGACGGCCGTCTGGGGCAGAGCACAGTGTGGCTTGCACGGCAAGCTTTCGGACTTGCTCTTGCAACTGAGAAGTACGGCGCGAAGTTCTTTGGTAACGGTGCGCGTCCTGCAGGCATCTTGACATTGCCGAGCAAGCTTGAAGACAAAGCGATCGACACACTGCGCCGCAGTTGGGCTGAAGCACACGGCGGAGAGAATCAATTCAAAGTCGCAGTGCTTGAGCAGGGTGTGAAGTACGAGAAGATTGCAGCAACACCTGAAGAGGGACAGATGCTTGAGACACGCCGTTATGAGCGTGAAGAAATCTGTGCGATCTTCGGTGTACCTGCTCACATGGTTTGTGCGCAAGAGAAGGGCGGCAAGTCGAACGTAGAGCAGAGCAGCATTGAATTCGTTCTCTACTGCTTGCATCCTTGGCTGAATCGCTATCAGCAAGAGTTCGGCCGCAAACTATTCTCTGGTATCGGACGCTCTGCCGGCAAGTATGAAGTGCGCTTCGATACACGCAAGCTGATGTATCCTGATGCTGCTGCACGCTCAACATTCTACTCGCAAGGCAAGCAGTGGGGATTCTTGAACACGAACATGATTCTTGAACTTGAAGACATGAACCCTGTTGAAGACGAGAAAGTCGGAGAGACATTCTGGCAACCGATCAACATGCAAGATGCCGGCGATCCGCAGAAGCTGGGTGCAGAAGATCAAGCAGCGATCGACACGAAGAAAGCAACTGATGTCGCAGAGCACGCCGCGCAGATGGCACAAGAGACGGCGGCTGCTGCTACGAAGAACCAGATGAAAGCTGCTGAGCAGGGTCACGGGCACGCAATGGAAGCTGCTAAGGTCAACAATGTCCACACACAGAAGATGGCAAAGCTTGCACCGCAGAGGGTTGCTGCTGCCGCGCCTGCTGCCGGTGCTCCTGGAGATGCCCCTGCTGCTCCGGCTACTGCTGCGCCACCTGCTAAGCAGATTAAACGCTTTCTGAACCATACGGAAGTGCGCTCAGCAATGGCAGAAGCACTTTCTGAAGGCTTCTTCTTCATCAGTGCTGCAACTATCGGCAGTGAAATCAGTTATCGCTACGCTCGGCCGGATCATGCTGAGCTGTTCATCGTTCACGCGCCGTGCAAGACTTTAGAGCAGTGCTTCATTGAAGGTATTGCCCCAGAAGAGCGCGGTAGCAAAGCGAGGGCAATGACTAAAGATTATTCAAAGACATTGCTGGTCATGAGACACGGACAGACGGCACTTGATCCAGTTAAAATTTCTGATGGGTGGCTTGACTTTCCATTGAGTGATGAAGGTCGCGTCCGGCTCATTACCGCTCAACAGTATTTGAAGAATATACCGCTGAAGAATATCTATGCTTCAAGCTTGAAGCGCACAGCAGAGACAGCAGCAATTGTTGAGTCCGGCAATGTTTCTAATCAGAGGCCGGTGATTCATATTGTAGACGCAGCAAGAACATGGAACCTTGGTGAATTGTCTGGCACTTCAAAGAAGGAGTCTAGACCGATAGTCGAGGACTTTATGAAGAATCCGGATAAGGTTCCTGTTGGAGGAGAATCTAGAAATGATTTTCTTGAAAGATTCCTTCCGTGGTTAGAAAGTATGAAAGCAGAAGTAAGCACCGGCGGAGGTCCGACGTTGCTTGTTATGTCTGGCAGCAATTTGCGTGAGTTGTCTACATCAATGACTGGGGACATGGAGACTTGGGATTTATCTGAGGGTGGTCTTCTAGTTCTTACTTTTGCGAATGGAGTATGGCTCGGTAATGTAGTCTTCGGGCTTCGCGAGGCAGATGATGATACACAGCGAATTTCATAAGCAGAGTGAGAGAGACTGATGTACACTGAACCGATACCGCATGTTGTCAGTAAAGAAGTGCCTCCGCTTTCTGAAGCACCGGAGTTCTTGAAGACTATTGCAGCTCCTGCTGTTATTGACAGCTCCGTCGCGAGCGGTACGGATCGCGGAGTGTCGGAGTCGGTTGCTGAAGTGCCAGCGTCAGCTGAGCCGAGTGCGGATCCATATGAGAGCATCCGTGACTTCTTCACTGTTGCTGCTGATGATCCTGACTGGTACAAGGACCTCCGTGATAACATGATGGAGATGTTTAGAGACACATTCACCGACAATGAAGGTGAAGCAGTGCCGCAGCCGGCAGGGAAGCAGCCGCAAATCGGATACGGGCCGCTCGGACAGCAGCAATTCCCAGAAGCATGTTCTGCTTGTGAGACTGCACTCGGTCCGCAGGGTGAGCCGATCTTCCGCTTCAATGAGAATCATGATGAGAAGGGTCAGTTCACTTCCGGCGTAACTGCTGTAGCTGAGCAAGGAGGACATGCAGGTGGCGGT